AGAGTTCTTGTTAAGAACCTCATGTGATCTAAGTTCACATATAACTTCAGAGGGTGCCGAAAGGCACCCTTTTTTTATCTAAATAAATAAAAAGGTTATAGAGATGCCCGAAAGATACAAAAAGTTTGAATATGAAACTGTAGATAATAGAAACTTTTTATCTGCGGTAAAGTTTAGGTTTATATTAAACAGGGCACCGAAAGTTTCTTTTCTTTCAAACTCAGTCAATATTCCTGGCATGACATTGGGAATTGCTGAACAACCAACATATCTGAATGATGTTCCTCACCCTGGGGATAAGATTCAGTTTGAAGATTTTAATCTAAAGTTTTTAGTTGATGAAGATTTGACAAACTACTTAGAAATCCAACATTGGATGAGAGGACTTGGATTTCCAGAAAACTTAAAAGAAATATACGATCTTCAAGATGCTGATGATAACTATATCAGTATGAGATGGGGAGCAGCAATGAATGTATATTCAGATGGCACATTATTAGTGAAGACAAGTAATGAACGTAATAACTATAATGTAGTATTTAAAGGAATGTTTCCTTATCGGTTATCAGAACTAAACTTTGACGCTACAAATACTGATGAAGAATACTTCACAGCAGATGTCAGTTTTAAATATATGATGTATAATATTACAGACTCACAAGGAGAAATCTTAAGACCTAGATATGATTAGTCCCGAAACCCTTCAAGAAATGTGGGAAAAAGATTCTAAAATAGATATTGATAATCTACACCACGAATCTTTGAAAATTCCATCTTTACATGCAAAATACTTTGATCTTTATAATAATCTAGTTTTACTTAGAAAACAAGCAGAGCAGCAGAAGAAAAATATAAGACATGATAGATATCAATATTATTCTGGAAGAGCAGATCCAGAGGTATATGTCAAAAATCCTTTTCCGAAAAAGGTTAGAGACAAAAGTGATATGGAACGATATCTAGATGCTGATGAAAAGTTATCTAAGATTATTTTAAAAATAGATTACTATGAGGTAATGCTTAAGTACATTGAGGATATTTTGAAGCAGATTCATAATAGATCCTATCAAATCAAAAACTCAATTGATTACATGGCGTTTCAATCGGGGTTAGGATAAGAAGATAAATAGATATAACAAAGATGATTTTTTTGTTATATGTGCGACGTAAAAATTCATAAAAAGAATGAGGTTTACATTAAGTTAGAATGTGAACCTCATATTTTGTATGAACTATCAGAATATTTTACATTTGAAGTTCCTGGTGCAAAGTTTAGTCCTCAAATGAGGAGTAAGCACTGGGACGGAATGATTCGTCTTCTCTCAGTTCGTACAGGAGAATTATATGTTGGTCTTTTAGATAAACTTATTTCAAAACTGAATATACATGATTATACTTACGAGTTTGTAGAAAACAAATATTATGGTCTTCCATTTGAGTATAATGAAGAGATCTCAATGGAAGGCGTAAAAGATTACATGACATCTATTTGCTCTTTTTCTCCAAGGAGTTATCAAGTTGAGGGAGTATATAGTGCATTAAGGTATAATCGAAAACTATTGATAAGCCCCACTGCCAGCGGCAAATCGTTGATGATTTATTCTGCTGTAAGATATTATGTGGATAAAGGTAAAAAAATCCTTTTAGTTGTTCCAACGACATCTCTTGTAGAACAGATGTACAAGGATTTCCAGGAGTATGGTTGGGATGCTGAGTCATATTGTCACAAGATTTATGGTGGAAAGGAGAAATCAAATCAAGCACCAGTTACTATAACAACTTGGCAATCTATTTACAAGCTAGATAGAAAGTTTTTTGATGAGTATGAGGTAGTGATTGGAGATGAAGCGCACTTATTTAAAAGTAAGTCTCTAGTTAGTATCATGAGTAAATTACACTCATGCAAGTATAGATTTGGGTTCACTGGTACTTTAGACGGATCACAGACGCATAAATGGGTGTTAGAGGGTCTTTTTGGACCTTCATACAAAGTGACCAGAACTAAAGAACTTATGGATAAAGGTCATCTTTCAAAGTTAAATATTATTTGTTTAAACTTGAAGCATAACCCCCAAAAGTTTAATACATTTGAAGATGAAGTACAGTTTATTATAGGTAATGAAAAAAGAAACAAGTTTATTAGAAATCTAGTATTAAGTATTAATGGAAATACCCTTGTACTGTTTTCACGAATAGAAGGTCATGGAGTGCCACTGTTTAATTTAATAAATAGTTCCACCGAAGAGGACAGAAAAGTATTTTTTGTTCATGGAGGTGTTGATACTGCTGAAAGAGAAAAGGTCAGAGAAATAACGGAAAGAGAAAATAATGCAATTATTATTGCATCTTATGGAGTATTTTCTACTGGCATTAACATAAAAAATCTGCATAATGTTGTCTTTGCTTCACCGAGTAAGTCTAGGATTAGGAACCTACAATCAATCGGAAGAGTGTTAAGAAAAGGCAATAATAAATCAAAAGCAGTTTTATATGATATTGCTGATGATTGTACATATAACTCACAAAAAAACTATACATTAAATCACTTCATTGAAAGAATAAAAATATATAACGAAGAAAACTTTAACTATGAAATAATCCCAGTTAACTTATCTCTATGATGGAAGAAGACTTTTACGCATCAATAAAATTTAAAAGTGGTGAAGAAGTATTTGCTAAAGTACTATCTACAGATGAAGGTGGAGAAAAACTATTAGTTGTAACTAACCCTGTTATTATTAAAGAAATAAGAACAAGACAAGGTTATGGATATAAAATAGAACCTTGGTTAAAGACTACTGATGATGATATGTTCATTGTTAATCTAGATGATGTATTAACCATTAGTGAATCTACTAATAGTGAAATCATTAAAATGCATACTTCATTTACTAGAAAATATGACAATGTAAAGAGATTTAATAATACAACTGGTATAACTAGAGAAATGGGATATCTCTCTAGTGTATCTAGATTTAAAAAAGTATTAGAGAATATCTATAATAATAGCTAAAGCTAATCCCAATCAACCCTGTCAAAGGTATTATACCAAGAATCGATAGGTAATGTCAAGCTTTGATTATCTTGCTTTATGTGCTATAATGTCTACATATTAGTATGTTAAATATGGCAATGACTTTTACCACAATGACAAAAAGAAAAAGATCAGAACATTATGTGAATAACAAAGAGTTTTTATCTGCTCTTATTAATTATCAAGCTGCTGTAGAAAGGTCTTATATTGAAGAGTTTGGAGAAGATCTGACAAAAGATAAAAAAGGACAAAAGTGGAGCACTAAACCTGTTATCCCAAAATATATTGGAGCGTGCTTTTTAAAGATTGCTACTCATCTATCATATAAAACTAATTTTATCAACTATATTTTTATTGATGATATGGTGTCTGATGGGATTGAAAACTGTGTGCAATATATCCACAACTTTAATCCAGATAAATCTAAAAATCCTTTTGCTTATTTCACTCAAATCATTCATTACGCTTTTCTGAGAAGGATTCAAAAAGAAAAAAGACAGTTGGATATTAAAAGTAAGATTCTTGAAAAAACTGGATTTGATGAAGTCTTTTGGAATGACAATAACACTATTGACAGTTCCAACTACTCGGACTACAATAGCATCAAGGAAAGTGTTCACATGAAAACCCGTTACTAAATGAAAGTCGCTATTATCACAGATACTCATTACGGTGCCCGTAAAGGGTCTAAAGTTTATCATGATTATTTTGAACTATTTTATAAAAACGTATTTTTTCCGACACTAGAAGAATATAATATTGATACTGTCATCCATATGGGTGATGTCTTTGATAGTAGAAAGTCTATTGATTATACATCTTTAGAATGGGCAAAACGAGTTGTTTTTGAACCTTTATCAAAGTATAAAGTTCACATGATTATTGGAAATCATGATACTTATTATAAAAACACAAATAGAGTTAACTCTCCAAATTTACTATTAAAGTCATATTCAAATATTAAAACATATTCTGATCCGACAGAAGTAAAAATTGGTGGATTAAATATTTTACTTTTACCTTGGACCAATGAAGACAATCAAGAACTTTGCCATAAACTCATTAAAAATACAACTAGCAACTGTGCGATGGGGCACCTTGAGCTTAACGGATTTAGAGTTAATTCGCAAATCGTCATGGACCATGGTCATGAGAGTAAACTATATTCAAAGTTCACCAAGGTCTTCAGCGGTCACTTTCACACTAGATCGGATGATGGACGAATCTTCTACTTGGGAAACCCATACGAAATGTTCTGGTCAGATGTTGGTGATAGGAGAGGATTCACCATCTTTGATACAGAAACTCTTGAGCATTTTCCAGTAGATAATCCTTATAGTCTATATCATATTGTTGAGTATGATGATTTGACTATGGATTCTTTTAAACTAAATCATTTTGATGTTAGTAAATATGAAGACAAAATTGTAAAGGTCATTGTCAAAAACAAAACAAAACCTAAAGTGTTTAATAAGTTTTTAGACAAAATATATCTTGCAAATCCATATGAGGTTAAAATAACCGAAATCCTTCAAGAAAGTAGTATTGAAAATGAAAAAGATATTGACATTGAAAATACAATGACAATACTTTCAAAATATATTGAAAATGCTGATGTTGACCTAAATAAAAGTAAGGTTCAAAATCTTGTACGAAAGATTTATAAACAAGCGTGTGACATTGGCTAGAAGGTATGTTTATAATCACTATTGCTGGGAAAGAAGATGAAGGAGCTTATTCAGTCAAAGATGAGTTTGATGAAAAAGTTCTTTACATCTTTGAAGAAGAAGATGATGCAACTAGATTTGCTATGATGCTTGAGGATCAAGGTACTCCTGAAATGCACGTTATGGAAGTCGAAGCAGATGCTTTAACCCAAGCATGTCAAATGCATGATCATAAATATCAAATATTTACAGTAGACGATTTTGTAATCCCACCAGAATAAAACATGATTCTCTTTGAAAAAATTCGTTATAAAAACTTTCTTTCTACAGGAAATGGTTTTACTGAACTAGATTTGAATGATTCAAATACTACACTGATTGTAGGAACAAATGGATCAGGAAAAAGTACCTTTCTTGATGCTTTAACTTTTGGATTGTTTGGAAAATCTTTTAGGGGTATTAATAAACCTCAACTAATAAACTCTACAAATGAAAAAGATTGTCTAGTTGAGATTGAGTTTACTATTGGAAGTGTTAAGTGGAAAGTTTGTAGAGGTATAAAACCTGCAATATTTGAAATCCATAAAAATGATCAACCCCTAGATCAAGATGCTTCATCCATTGAGCAGCAAAAGTGGTTTGAACAAACAGTTTTAAAAATGAACTACCGTTCATTTACACAGATTGTTATTTTAGGAAGTAGCAACTTTGTTCCTTTTATGCAACTTACTGCAGCTAGTAGGAGAGAAGTTATTGAAGATTTATTAGACATTAAAATATTTTCTTTGATGAGTTTGGTTATAAAAGAAGATATTAAAATGCTTAAAAGCAATCTTAATAATCTGACTCTAAAACGAGAATCTTTGCATGAAAAAATATCTATGCAGAATGGATTTCTTGAAGATATTGAAAAACGGGGCAAAGAGTTTATTGCAGAAAAATCAAATAAGGTTAACGAACTTATTAAAGAAGAAAATGAAGTTGAAAATGCCACTAAAGAGTTACTTCTTAAACTTGAAAAGATGGATGATGAACTTCAACAGTTTTCTAACGCTAGAGAAAAACTTCGTAAGTTGGGTAATCTGAAGGGAAAAATCACTCAAAAAATATCAACGATTACAAAAGAGTATAAGTTTTTCAATGACAATACAGTATGCCCTACCTGCACTCAAAGTATTGAAGAAACTTTTCGGTTAAATAGAATAGGTGATGCCAAACAAAAGGCAAAAGAACTCAAATCTGGTTTTGAAGAACTTGAGAGGACTATTCGTGGTGAGGAAATGCGAGAACAAAAGTTCAATGACATTTCTTCTGAAGTAACTAGCGTAACACATGGTATTTCTACAAACAATACTCGGGTTTCATCAATACATCGAGAGATCCAAAGTCTACAACATGAAATTCAAAAAACTTCCGAGAATATTCAAAACCAAAATATTGAACATGATAATCTAGAAGAGTTTCAGAAAAAGTTAGATTCTTGTTTAGATGAGATTGAAACCACCCAAGAAGAAATAACAAATCATGATTTTGTTTATGGATTATTAAAAGACTCTGGCGTTAAATCTAAAATCATTAAAAAATATATTCCTATCATTAATCAGCAGATTAATCGATATCTGCAGTTGATGGATTTTTATATTAACTTTAAACTTGATGAAGAGTTTAAAGAATCGGTTGAGTCACCTATTCATGAAGATTTTTCCTATCAGTCTTTTAGTGAAGGTGAAAAGCAAAGGATTGATCTCGCTCTATTGTTTACATGGAGAGAGATTGCTAAGGTTAAAAACTCAGCAAATACAAACTTGCTGATAATGGATGAAATCTTTGATAGTTCTCTTGATGGGTATGGCACAGAAGATTTCTTGAAAATCGTTCGGTATATTATTAAAGACAGTAATATCTTTGTAATATCTCACAAGAATGGACTTGAAGATAAGTTTGAACGTGTGATAAAGTTTGAAAAAGTAAAAGGATTCAGTAGAAAAGTATGACAAAAAGTTTAGTTACTGGTGGAGCTGGATTTATTGGATCAAATTTAGTAGACAGACTCCTAGACCAGGTGAGGCAAAAGAAACACTTGCTGACAACGATAAACTCAGGTTGACATTTGCGTGGAAACCTACTATAAATATGGTTGATTGGATTATGCGAGCAATCGATGAAAGTCCCAAACTGGCAACACCACTCCAAGAAGGAACAGAAGCGGAAGTTGAAACCACAAGCACTGAGGGCGAGGAAGGAAGCACTCAGACAGTTTAAAAAGCGTCACATGGATCGTCCTACGGGGCGATCTTTTTTTGTATACTGACTTCAGTTCAAACAAAAACCATGACCGTCAACCTGGAAATCAAAGGTCAACTTGCAAAACTTCTAGCAACTGAAGATCTGGTTGTAGAACATAAAAAAGTAGTAACGGCAATGTTCAATGTCGATACTCGCGTATTGACCCTTCCTATGTGGAAGAAAGCGAGTAACGAAGTATATGACATGCTTGTTTCTCATGAAGTTGGACATGCACTGTTTACTCCTAATGAGGATCTAACTATTAAAGTGCCGATGCAGTTTATCAATATTGTAGAAGATGCTCGTATTGAGAAGATGATGAAACGAAAATATGCTGGCATTCCTAAAACTTTTCGTCGCGGTTATCTTCAACTTCATGAGGATGATTTCTTCTGCCTTGAAAATGAAGATATTTCTTCAATGAATCTTGCTGATCGTGTTAATCTCTTGTTTAAAGTTGGATCTTTCATGGAAGTTCCAATCAAGAACAGTAAAGAATCTAATATTGTTGATATGGTTGCCAATGCAGAAACTTTCTTTGATGTACAAATAGCTGCAGAAGCTCTTTACAAATATTGTAAAGAAGAGCAAGAAGCAAATACTAAAACAGATATTCCCGATCAAAAAACTAATCCCCAAGACTCTGGGCAGGGAGATTGTCAGACCGAAGATATGCAACAAACTGAAGAGCAGCAAGAAGAGCAAGAACAGCAAGAAACTAATACTTATCCCAGTATGGCAGGTGGTTCTTTTAAAAGTGAAGAACCAGGTGAAGAGGAATCTTATGGTGGAACAGATCCAGAAGTAAAGACTGATAGTGCATTTAATGACAGCATTAAAAATCTTGTTGATCTAAATTCTGTTGGAAATAACTATGTAGAACTTCCTGACTTAAATCTTGAAACCGTAATCAACTCAAATAATAAAGTTCATTCTGTTATTTCAGATCACTTTAATATTTTTGAGAGTGAAGTGTTTTCTACTGTAGATAAAACTTTCCGCGAGTATAAAAAAACTGCACAGAAAGAAGTCAACTATCTTGTGAAAGAGTTTGAGTGTAAGAAAGCAGCAGATTCTTATTCCCGTTCTAGTACTTCCCGCACGGGTGTTCTAGATTGCACTAAACTCCACACTTACAAATACAATGAAGATCTGTTCAAAAAAGTAACAGTTATTCCTGATGGTAAGAATCACGGTCTGGTATTTATTTTGGATTGGTCTGGTTCAATGTCAAATGTTCTTATGGACACTTTGAAACAGTTGTATAATCTTATCTGGTTCTGCAAAAAAACAAATATTCCTTTTAGAGTATATGCGTTTACTTTTGAATTTAATAGCATTGATTATGATAAAACCAATCAACCAATCTATCGAAAACGACATTACGATAAAAAAGTTGGTCTTCTTTGTGTAGATGAAAGATTCTCTTTGATGGAGTTCTTTACTTCTAAAGTAACTTCTAAAGAACTAGAAACTCAAATGAAAAACATTTGGAGGATTGCATATCAGTTTCAGCATTATGTTAAATATAATGTTCATCCAAAACTTGGTCTGTCTGGAACACCACTTAACGAATCTGTAATCGCACTTAATAAGATTATTCCTTTGGTTAAAAAACAAGAAAATCTTCAAAAAATTCATTGTGTTATTTTGACTGACGGAGAATCATGTCACCTTCCCCATCACAAAGAGTTTAATCGTAAGTGGGATCAACCAGGAGAATCATATATTGGATCTGCTAGACTTTCTTTCAATAGTTATGTGCGTAGTCGTAAAACTGGAAAAGTGCATGAGGTTCCACAAGAATGGAGTAAGTTTACTGAAACTTTATTGACTTGTGTTAAAGACGAAAACCCAACTGTAAACTTTATTGGTATTCGTATTATTGAACGTGACGTGTCTTCTTTTATTCGCCAATCCACTGGTTGGTATAGTGATGAGTATGACCATGCGATAAAGCAGTGGAAAAAAGAAAAGTGTGTTTCTCTTTCTTCAAATGGTTATACTAAAAAGTTTGGATTTTCCGCATACTTTATGTCTCAAGAAGTTGACTTTGATGTTAAAGAAGATGCAACTAAGACTCAAATCAAAAGTGCATTTATTAAATCACTTAAAGCTAAAAAACTAAATAAAAAAATCCTAGGAGAATTTGTAGAGGTTATTTGCTGATGAGAAATCCAGAAGAAGCATTTACTCGTTGCCCTTATTGTGGGGGATCGAATAGACCTTGTTCTCAAATAACTAGTCTGGCAACGGCATACGCAAGAGATGCTTGTAGAAAAAAATCCTTGGGTGTGCCATTTACATCTCTGTCCACTCTGCCTCCGACTCTGCCCCACTCTGCCCTATACTAACTTCAGTTCAAACAAACACCCCAACCAATGGCACTTTCCACTGATTACGTCCGTACCTCTCTCCAGTCACTTTATGGCGACAAAATTACAGCAGGAGATATTCGTGCTTGGTGTGTTATGAATGGTAGCAACTACCAAACTGTCACTAACAAACTTGTTCAATACAAGGTTAGTCGCGGTAGTTGGGATCTTACCGTTCGGGAACAAATGGAGCAAACCTACCAGTCTATCCCTGCAATTCTTCCCGAACGGGAACTGCAAAATCTTATTCCAACTAAAGATGATACCTTTGTCCGCTTTGGTCATTTCAGCGATATTCGTAAGATTATTCAGTCCAGTCTTTTTTATCCTACGTTTATTACGGGTATGTCTGGTAATGGTAAAACTCTGTCTGTTGAGCAGGCATGTGCTTCTCTAAATATGGAGATGATTCGAGTGAACATTACCATTGAAACTGATGAAGATGACCTTATTGGTGGATTCCGTCTTGTCAACGGTGAGACCGTTTGGCACAATGGTCCAGTCGTCGAAGCGTTGGAACGCGGTGCGATTCTATTGCTTGACGAGATTGACTTGGCTTCCAACAAGATTCTTTGCCTTCAATCCGTCCTCGAAGGAAAAGGAGTCTTCCTGAAAAAGATTGGTAAGTATGTCCGTCCTGCTGCTGGATTCAATGTATTTGCTACTGCTAACACTAAAGGAAAAGGTTCTGATGATGGACGTTTCATTGGCACTAATGTTCTGAATGAGGCATTCCTTGAGCGATTCCCAGTAACTCTAGAGCAAGAGTATCCTACTCCTGCAACTGAGCAAAAGATCCTTGAAGGTATTGCTTTGGATTTGGGTGTAGAGGATCGTGATTTCTGCAAGCGCCTGGTAGATTGGGCTGACGTTATTCGCAAAACGTTCTATGATGGTGGTATTGATGAGATCATCAGCACTCGTCGTCTAGTCCACATTATCCGTGCCTACAGCATCTTCCAAGATAAAGCAAAGGCAATCCAAGTTTGTGTCAATCGTTTCGATGATGAGACCAAACAATCTTTTATCGAACTATATGACAAGTTTGATGCCGATTTCAAAATGCCTTCTGAAGATCAGCAAAAGCAGTGTCTTGATGACCACAATTTTTCTTGACTCAAATCCATTCTCTTGATATAATCATCTATGACAACATTTGACGAAACCTTCTATCAAAATATTATGAGCTCCAATCAAGACGATCTTATTGGCAACGATTATTTGTTTAACCTAAAAACTGATACAGCAGGTAACTTTGTAATGTCTTACGCTGAAAACAATGATGTTAATATTCCAGAATCTGTGGTTCGTGAATCGACCAATGGGTTTTGGAAATATGAAGAAGATCAAACTCTAAAAGAGATTCAAGATTATATTTCTGGCACTTATAAATCTCACTACACTTCTAAAGAATCTAAAACTCAAACTCTTGATTTGATTGAGAGTATTGGTGATGCCGAACCATTTTGCCGATCAAATGCTATCAAGTATCTTTCGCGTTTTGGCAAAAAGAATGGAAAATCCAAACAGGATATTCTAAAGGCGATCCATTATTGCATTCTACTTTATCACTTCGCTGGTCTTCATAAAAACACTAGCGACTATCCCTATTGATCATTAAACTGCGAGATTCAAGCATGAAACTATCAAACAAAACCGTCTCCATTCTAAAAAACTTTTCCAACATTAATGAATCCATTCTTTTTAAGAAAGGAAACACTCTAAGCACTATTTCTGTTATGCAGAATATTTTTGCTGAAGTTGAAATCGAAGAAGATATTCCTAAAGATTTTGGTATTTACGATCTAGGTCAGTTCTTGCAGACGCTTGACCTGTATCAGTCTCCAGAACTTGATTTTACAAAGGAAGACTTCCTGGTTGTTCGTGAAGGCAAGTCTAAAACCAAATACTTTTTTGCTGATGCAAATGTAATCGTAACACCTCCTGAAGAACCAATCAAAGTACCTGAACAAGACGTAACTTTTAATCTAACAACTGATCAGTTGACTAAGATTCTAAAAGCTGCAACTGTAATGCACCTTCCAGATCTATCAGTTATTGGAGAAGCGGGAGTTGTGAAAATGGTTGCCCGAGACAAGAGGAATGATACTTCAAATGATTACTCGATTGTAGTTGGGGAAACTAATCATACTTTTACTTTTAACTATCGAGTAGAAAATCTTAAGATTCTTCCTGGGTCTTATACTGTGATGATTTCTAAAAAGTTTATCTCTAAGTTTGTTAGTAGTAACCATAAACTATCTTACCTGATTGCTCTCGAACCCGATTCTTCTTTCGATGATTGAACCTCTTTCTAACACTGTCTCTTGGGAAAGAACTATCCATAATACAAACTTTGTTTTTGTAGACGATGTGGACAACCTTAACAGTTGATGAAGATGGAGTAGTTACATTTCCTCCAAGTATTATTGAAAAACTTGGATGGGAAGAGGGTGATCTGCTAGAATGGATTGACCGTGGCAACGGTTCATTTGAACTAAAAAAGAAACTTTATTATGAAAAAGACTGACTTTCTTTGGGTAGAATCTTACCGCCCAAAGACCATTGAAGATTGTATTTTGCCCGAGCACATTAAAGAAACGTTTCAGAGTTTCCTAAATAAGGGCGAAATACCAAACTTGCTACTATCTGGTCCTCCTGGTATTGGAAAAACCACAGTAGCAAAAGCACTTTGCCATCAACTAGGAGCGGATTACTATGTCATTAATGGATCCGATGAAGGACGATTTTTGGACACGGTACGGAACCAAGCAAAAAACTTTGCATCGACCGTATCACTTCAAACGTCTTCTGCACACAAAGTCATCATTATTGACGAAGCAGATAACACAGGGAACGACGTACAACTCCTCCTACGGGCAAATATTGAGGCGTTTTATAGCAACTGTAGGTTCATCTTTACCTGCAACTACAAAAACAAAATCATTGAACCTCTCCAGTCCAGATGCGCCTGCATCGACTTTACGATTAAATCAAAAGAAAAACCCAAACTTGCTGCAGGTTTTTATCAGCGCCTTCAAGGAATCTTACAAGAAAATCAAGTAGAGTATGAACCAAAAGTTTTAGGTCAGTTAATCAATACTCACTTCCCTGATTGGCGTCGTGTTCTTAATGAGTGTCAGCGTTACTCTGTAAGTGGAAAGATTGACTCTGGCATTCTTACTACCTTCTCTGATGTTTCTGTAAATGAACTTATCAAAAATCTCAAATCTAAAAACTTTACTGAGGTACGAAAGTGGGTCGTTAATAACCTGGATAACGATTCTAATGTGCTTTTGCGTCGTGTTTACGATGCTCTTACTACATCCCTTGAAAATGCTAGCATTCCTGCTGCTGTGCTTATTATTGCTAGGTATCAGTATCAGATTGCGTTCGTCGCAGATCAAGAAATTAATCTTTTGGCGGCGTTGACTGAACTAATGTGTGAGTGTAACTTCAAATGAAATCTTTGAAAACCCCTCTTCGTTATCCTGGTGGCAAGTCTCGTGCTTGCTCTAAGATGGATCCATACTTTCCAGACCTACGAAACTATAAAGAATATAGAGAACCATTTCTTGGTGGTGGAAGTGTTGCGATTCACATTGCAAAGAAATATCCATCTTTAGATATCTGGGTCAATGACTTATACAATCCTCTGTATAACTTTTGGTGCATCCTTCGTGATAAACCCCTGGAACTCTATGAGTGTATAAAAGAATATAAAGAAGAACACAACACCCCAGAACTTGCTAGAGAACTGTTTGATGAAATGAAAGACTCTTTAAATCATGAAGAGACTTGGGATTTTTATCGTGCAGTTGCTTTTTATATTATCAACAAGTGTAGTTTCTCTGGTTTAACTGAAAGTTCTTCTTTCTCTCCACAAGCAAGTGTTAGTAACTTCTCTATGAGAGGGATCGAAAAACTACCAGAATATTCTAAGATTATTAAAGATTGGGAAATTACTAACTTATCCTATGAACAACTCCTTACTGATGACAAAGAGTGCTTTACCTACCTTGATCCCCCCTACGAGATCGGAAGTAATCTTTACGGTAAGCGAGGGTCGATGCATCGATCCTTCAATCATGACACTTTTGCTGTTGATTGTGACCGTTTCATCGGTCCTCAACTTATATCTTACAATTCGTCGCAACTGATTCGTGATCGGTTTAAAGGGTGGAATACTTCTGAATTTGACCTTACTTATACGATGAGGTCGGTAGGTGATTATATGCAAGAACAAAGAGATAGGAAAGAACTTATTTTGTTTAACTATGAAATGTCAAGTAAAGTTGTATAAAGCGGGGCAAGTCTTTGCTGAAGAAGTAATCGCAACAGATTATCAAGATGCAAAGAAAGTTGCCCTTGCCCGTAATCCAGGTGCAAAAGTTGTAAGCGTTACTGCTGTATTTAAATAATGGAACTAAAAGACTGGTTGAATTCTGTTAATCATCTCAAGAATAATCTTGTTGAAACCCCTTCGGATGCAAAAGATTATCCTCCTTTTATTGTGAACAAATGTCTTTCTTCTCATGTAGATTCTTTGATTCATTCAAATCAAATGAATATGAATCATCATTTACCAAAAGATATGCAGTATAGTTATTATCTACATGCTCTTAGAGTAAAGAAAAGATTTTCTCCTTGGTTGAGGAAAGAAAAAGTTGATAATCTAGACGCCATCAAAAAATACTATGGTTATAGTGACCAGAAAGCACATCAAGTTTTGAAAATACTAAATAATACACAGATCGACATTATCAAATCTAAACTTGAAACTGGTGGAAAAAATGGAAAATCAAATTGTTGAACCTCAGGCTCAATGGAACCCTGGGATGATGATTGAAATAACTTTGGGAGAACCTGATGATTTTCTAAAAGTTCGTGAAACTTTGACTCGCATTGGAGTTGCTTCTAGAAAAGAAAAGAAACTCTATCAAAGTGCTCACATTCTTCATAAACAGGGAAAATATTATATTACTCATTTCAAGGAGTTATTTGCCCTTGATGGTAAAAACACAAATCTTACTGTCAATGATCTTCAGAGAAGAAATAGGATTGTAAAACTATTATTTGATTGGGGATTGGTTGATGTAGTAAATCCAGAAATGATTACTGACATCGCTCCTTTAAATCAAATCAAAGTTCTTCCATATAAGGAAAAGAGTGAATGGATTCTTGAGCAAAAATATAATATTGGAAAGAAAATTAAGACAAACGAAAATGCCTAAATAAGACTGAGACCTTTCGTGCGGTCTCTACGAAAGTCGGAACACCCTATAAAGAGGTACGGTTATCACCTTGCCTCTTTTTTTTGTATTATGTTATAAATATTGATGGATGCCGTAAGGGTCCACACAACACAAACTCGCTTAACTAAGGAGCTACAATAATGACAAACCTAACAAGGTATACTACTGCGGATCTTCCTACCCTTTTGGATAAGATTGCTAAGAATAGTATTGGTATGGACGATTACTTTGAACGTATTTTCGCAGATTCTGAAACCACAAAATACCCACCATACAATCTTATTCATGTAAATCGTAATGAATCTAAACTTGAAATTGCATTAGCAGGATTTAAACGTAAAGAAGTAGATGTATATACTGAAAACGGAAAACTCTTTATTGAAGGTAAAAAAGAGAGTTCCGATGAGAAAGTTGAATATGCTTATAAAAGTATGGCTCAACGATCTTTTATTAGAGCTTGGGCACTATCCGAAGATACAGAAGTTGGATCAGTTACTTTTGAAGATGGACTTCTGACAGTTGTCCTTAAGAAAGTTATTCCAGAAGCGCATCGAAGGAAAGATTATCTGTAATCCTTAACATTTTGTTTAGATTTAGGTTATGATTGATACAGAAATGTTCGTAGTGATACAATATACTATAGATAGTTATGTGAACAAAGGAGGATGGAAATGAACTTTACAACCACCACTCTTATGTTTGGATCCATTACAACTCTTTTTAGTTGGATGGTTCTCTCGCCAATACTACCATGACACATCCTGAACACATATGGAAATCATCGCAACCTTCGCACTACTCGGTTCTGCTATCTTCGGAGCATATAAACTAACGCCAAAAGTTAAATAAATAAAACTGAATATCTTTGGCGCTATGCCACGGGAGGTAACTGGCAAAATCCAGTTGACACCTCCCATTTTTTTGTGCTAAAATCCTTAGGTAAGGATAATGATTGACTATGGCTATCAAACTATGTGCAATGCGGTCTGGTGAAAAAGTGATTGCCAATGTTATGGACATGATTAGTCAAGACGGTGTGCTTGTCGGGTATAACCTAGACAGACCTTTTTTGGTTATGTTTTCTCAAAAGAAACCTACTGATGAAGAGGTAACAGAGACTGAGTTTAAGATTGGAATCACCCCTTGGATTCCTCTCACCCGAGATAGGATTATTTCAGTTCCTTTGGACGAAATCATTACGCAAGTAAATCCTATTGAAAATCTATTAAATATTTACGAAAAAGGAGTGTATGGAAATGGAAATCAAACTTTTGGTCTTGATGAACAATCAAGTTCTGATATCCCAAATTGAAGAGGTTGGGGCAGATATTGGTGAACCCGATTGTAAACTGATTGAACCATTTCTTTTGGATAAAAATGATTTGACCTTGAGTCCGTGGTTGATTGATTTTACAACAACAAATGAATATAAAATTCATTCAGATAAAATCCTAACAATGGCAGATCCAAAACCAACGATTTTAGAAAAATACCAAAACCTTATTAAATGAAGTTCTATACCAACGTTCAAATGATCGGCAACAAGTTTCTTGTTCGCGGATATGAAAACGGAAATCATGTTATGTTTAAAGAGGAGTATTTTCCTACTCTTTATATCAAGTCTAATAAAGAATCAAAATATAAAACTCTTGAAGGTGAATATGTTGAACCTGTTAACCCAGGGACAGTAAAAGATTGTAGAGAATTTTATTCTAAGTATGAAAATGTTGATGGATTTAAGATCTATGGTAATGATAGATATATCTATCAGTATATCTCAGACAAATATCCAGAAGACGAAATCAAGTTTGACATTACTAAAATTAAACTTGTGACTTTGGATATTGAGGTAGGATCTGAGAATGGGTTTCCAGATCCTAAGGTTGCAGACCAAGAGATTCTTTTGATTACGATTCAAGACTATACAACAAAACAAATCACTACATGGGGTAATGGTAAGTTTGATAATAAACAAAAGAATGTATCTTATCGACAGTTTAACAATGAGTATGATCTTCTAAATGATTTTCTTTCTGTTTGGGAAAATTCTACTCCAGAAGTAATCACTGGATGGAATGTTCAGTTTTTCGATATCCCATTCATTTACTCTAGACTTGAAAAAGTTCTTGGAGAAAAGAGGGCAAAGGCATTTTCTCCTTGGGGTCTGGTCAGTCGAAGAGAAGTCTTTATCAATAGCAGGCAAAATATTGCCATGGATGTTGGTGGAATCACTCAACTAGATTATCTTGATCTTTATAAAAAGTTTACCTATAAAGCACAGGAATCATATCGTCTTGACCATATTGCTAGTGTAGAACTTGGTGCTAAGAAACTAGATCACTCTGAGTTTGATACGTTTCAAGATTTCTATACTAATGGGTGGCAAAAGTTTGTAGAGTATAACATCGTTGACGTGGAACTTGTTGACCGTCTAGAAGACAAGATGAAACTCATCGAACTTGCACTAACTATGGCATATGATGCCAAAGTCAACTTTGGGGATGTATTTTATCAGGTTCGTATGTGGGATAGTATTATCTATAACTACCTGAAAAAGCGTAATATAGTTATCCCACCTAAAGATAAATCTCATAAAGATGGAAAATATGCTGGAGCATATGTAAAAGAACCTCTTACTGGAATCCATGATTGGATTGTTAACTTTGATTTAAACTCTCTATATCCTCATTTAATTATGCAATCAAATATTAGTCCAGAGACTTTGGTTGAAGAGAGGTGTCCTTGTGTATCTGTTGAAAAGATTTTAAAAAAGGAGGTTGATTTAACACCATACAATAAGTATGCGGTATGTCCTAATGGTGCAATGTACCGTAAAGATTATAAAGGTGTTCTTCCTAAACTAATGGAGAAGATGTATGGAGACCGTGTTATCTTCAAAAAGAAAATGATTGCCGCAAAGCAGGAGTACGAGAAGACTCCTACTAAAGCACTTGAAAAGGAGATTGCCAGATGTAACAACATTCAAATGGCGAAAAAGATTTCTCTTAACTCTGCTTATGGTGCTATTGGTAATCAATACTTCAGGTATTACAAACTAGTAAATGCAGAAGCTATTACTCTTTCTGGGCAAGTTGCGATTCGCTGGATTGAAGATAAAATCAACAAGTATATGAATCGTGTATTAAAAACTGAGGATATTGATTATGTTATTGCTTCTGATACTGATTCTATCTATATCCATATGAATCCTTTGGTTGAACGTGTATACGCCACAAGAGAGAAAACTGCTCAAAGCATTGTCAACTTCCTTGATAAGGTCGCTAAGGTGGAACTTGAAAAATATATTGAAAGTTCTTACCAAGAACTGGCGCAATACATGAATGCTTATGAGCAGAAAATGCAGATGAAACGTGAAAATATTGCTGATCGTGCTATCTGGACAGCAAAGAGGCGTTATATCCTGAATGTTTGGGATAGTGAAGGTGTTCGATATACTGAACCTAAACTTAAGATGATGGGAATCGAAGCAATAAAATCATCAACACCTGCACCTTGTAGGAAGATGATTAAGGATGCACTTAAACTAATGATGAGTGGTACTGAAGATGATGTGATTCAGTTTATTGCTAAATGTAGAAAAGAGTTTAATAGTCTTTCTCCAGAAGAGATTTCTTTTCCTCGATCTGCTTCCAATGTAGTAAAGTGGAAATCATCTTTTCAAATCTATCAGAAAGGAACTCCTATTCATGTGAGGGGAGCACTATTATTCAATCATCACATTGAAAAGAATGGATTGACTAAGAAGTATTCTTTGATTCAAAATGGAGAAAAGATTAAGTTCTGTTATTTGAAAAAACCTAATCCATTGTTTGAAAATGTTATTTCATTTATTCAAGATTTCCCTAAAGAACTTGGTGTAACTAGGTATGTAGATTACGATTTGCAGTTTGAGAAAGGATTTTTGGAACCAGTTAAAGTTATTTTAAATACCATTGGTTGGCAGTCTGAAAAGACATCTTCTCTTGCATCTTTCTTTGGGTAGTAGTATAATGCATTTAAAACTGAATAATGATGAGATTAGATTATTGCTTAGTGTTTTGAGTCGTCGCTATACAGATCCAAATGTTCATAGCGACGAAGATATCAAACGCTTGTACAATAAAATTTGGACTTGGAACATAAACATTGGAGGAAAAAATGATGGATCTTCTTAAGGATATTGTAAAAGAAATCGGAGATGACTTTACCAAACTGGCAGCAGACATTGACGAAACTGAAACATACGTTGACACTGGTTCGTTCATCTTTAATGCTCTTGTATCTGGCTC